ACGTGATGTTATTAAAGAAGAATTAACTGAAATACTTCGCGAAGGGTTACAATCTACTATCAATGAGATGCAATCTACATCTCCTGCACCTGTTAATCGTACAACAGGCAAACCAGTTACGCAACAACCAACAAAAAATAAAGTACAATTTCAACGTACTGGATTTGCAGATATTTTAAACGAAACGCCTTCGATGAAAGAAGGAAGTCCGTCCGTTTCTAGTTTTTCTGAAATGATGAATGAAAATTATCGTGATTTAAGTTTTACATCCCAAGATGCTGCAGGATTTGGAATGATGCGTACGGGACAACAACCTGCTGCGCCTCAAGTAATGAATGATCCAGAAACGGGAAAAACATTTGAAGTAGATCCCGTTATCGCAAAAGCAATGACACGTGATTATTCTGCTTTAATGAAAGCAATTGATAAAAAGAAAGGTAGATAATGGCATATAATGTAATTGGCACCAATGAAATGTTTACTCCTAATGAAACACCATTAGGAATTGGTTTTCCATTTACTGGCCCAGCTGTATTTCAATCTATTTATACTACATCTGAACAAGCGTTATCAAGATTAAAAACACTGATTCTTACTAGAAAAGGCGAACGATATCAATTACCAACATTTGGAACGAATTTATTAGATATAATATTTGAACCAAATTTATCAAATCTTAAAGAAGATATTATTAATATTATTTCCGGGCCGGTAAATTTCTGGCTACCGGATATTGACATTGAAAGTATTGATATTACAACAGCAGAAGATGATCCTTCATTAGATTATCAAATTCGTATTTCGATAACAGTTTCTTTAGTCACGTTAGAAACAGAAACTATTACAATTACATTGGATAGTCAAAATAATTTACAGGTAATATAACATGGAAACAAAAAAAGATATATCATATCTAGGAAAAGATTTTAATCAGTTTCGTGCAAATTTAATTGAATTTACAAAAAGATATTTTCCAGATACATATACGGATTTTAATGAATCTTCACCAGGATCCATGTTTATTGAAATGGCTGCATACGTAGGAGATGTACTAAGCTATTATGCTGATACTAATTTAAGAGAATCGTTATTGGAACAAGCTCAAGAACGACAAAATATATTTGATATTGCAAAAACTTTAGGTTATAAAGCAAATAACGTTGTCCCTGCATATGTTACTTTAGATGTATTCCAACTAGTTCCAGCTACAGGTACAGGTGTTAATGTACAACCAGATTACAATTATGCATTAAGTATTAAACCTGGAATGCGAATTTCACAAAACAATGGATCAGCTGTATTTAGAACTTTAGACACTATTGATTTTACATTTTCGTCATCTATAGATCCAACGGAAGTAACCATATATGAAACTAATGATACAACAAAATTACCGGTATATTATCTTTTAAAAAAACAAATACGAGCAGTCTCTGGAACTATTCGTACTAACTCTTATACATTTGGATCTGCGAAACCATATGATAAAATTGTATTACCAGAGAATAATATCATTGAAATTATTTCTGTTGAAGAATCAGATGGCGATAATTGGTATGAAGTTCCATATTTAGCTCAAGATACGGTATTTGAATCTGTTCCTAATCTATTAGAAAATGATCCGGAGCTATCTCCGTATAGAAGTTCTGCTCCTAGTTTATTAAAGCTACGTAAAACTGCAAAACGATTTATTACTAGATTACGTAGTGATAATCGTTTAGAATTACAATTTGGGGCAGGAATATCAGATAACAATGATGAAGAAATTGTTCCAAATCCAGATAATGTAGGAAATGGTTTAGCTGGATTTCGAAGAGCAGTAGATGTTGATATTGATCCTGCTAATTTTTTATATACCCGTACATATGGACAATCACCTTCAGATACTACATTAACAGTTACATATACAGTAGGTAATGGTATTGCTGATAATGTTCCAGCTGGCGTTTTAACAAATATTGATTTTATTGAATTTGATGATGACATTAATTCAACAGCAGCGGGTGCATTAGTTAATTTTATTAAAACAACTGTTGCAGTAAATAATGCTGAACCTGCATCTGGAGCTAAATCAGCTGAAACTAGTATAGATATTAAAAATAATGCATTAGCTGCATTTGCAACTCAAAATCGTTTAGTTACCAGAGAAGATTATATTATACGTGCTTATTCAATGCCGGCAAAATTTGGAAGTATTGCAAAAGCATACATTGTTCCAGATGATCAAATATCTCAAGAATCATATGAGCAAAATAGAATTGCTAATCCATTAGCAATGAATATGTATGTATTAGGATATAACGAATCTAAACAATTGACACAACTTAATCAGGCAATTAAAGAAAATTTAAAAACATATTTAGGATATTATCGAATATTAACAGATGCTGTAAATATTAAAGATGCGTTTATTATTAATATTGGCGTTGATTTTGAAATTTCCATATTACCTAATTATAATAGTAATGAAATTCTATTAAAATGTGTAGATGCATTACGATCATATTTTGATGTAACAAAATGGCAAATCAATCAACCTATAATTAAATCAGATATAACAACAACGTTAGCTAATACCAAAGGCGTGCAAAGTGTAGTTGGCGTTAAATTTTTAAATCTTTACGATACTGACTTTAGTTATTCTGGTAACATTTATGATTTACAAACCGCAACTCGTAACGGCGTTATTTATCCATCATTAGATCCAAGTATTTTTGAACTTAAGTTTCCTAACCAAGATATCCGCGGACGAGTAGTAAGTTATTAAGTTTTGAATATTTATACTAAAAGTATATTATGTTTAGAATATTTTACGCTGAATCAGATGCTACTGTATATGAAAGCTTAGAAACAACTAATACTGGATTAGATGAGATTTTAGAAATAGGAAAACGTTTAGGTACAGATGGCGAAACGTTACAAAAATCTAGAGCTTTAGTGAAATTCGATATGTCAGAAATTACCAATGTAGTTTCTAAATATTCAATTAATGTAAATTCATGTAAATTTATATTACAACTCTATACTAGTACAGCAAAAAATTTACCGGCGGAATATACATTAGAAGCTAAAATGGTAGCACAGCCATGGATAAATGGTACAGGTTATTTATCATCAAATCCTATAGTATCAAATGGCGTACAATGGGCTACTCCTTATGCATCTTGGTCTTTGGATTCTCAATCTGGATCTTTATGGATATCTAGTTCACAACAAATTGATCTAGGAACATCTGGTATAAAAGTTTCAGGATCGGGTGCAGGTGGTAGTTGGTTATATAGTACCGGTAGCACTTCATTTTCTAGTTCATATAATTTTTCATATCAAACAACTGATTTATCATTAGATGTTTCTAATTTAGTTTTAAAATGGATTAGTGGTAGTAACAGCCAATCGATTGATAATAATGGATTTATTTTAAAGTTTTCAGATGCTGATGAATTAAATAATACGATAACGGGTTATATTGACTTTTTTAGTAAAGAAACACATACTATATATGTTCCTAAATTAACAATGTATTGGAATGATACTACGTATTCATCATCATTATCGGCAGCAGATTTAGAATCATATACCGTATTTACTAAATTAAAACCACAATATCGAGATACCGAGATTATTAAATTACGAATTTATGCACGGGATAAATATCCACAAAAAACACCTACAAATTTATTTCCAACGCAAACCGTTAAGAGATTGCCAGCAAATACATTTTATACAATATTAGATGCAGCTACAGATGAAACCATAATTCCGTACGATGATATTTATACTAAAGTAAGTTGTGATAATACTAGTAATTACATCTACGTTGATATGAATGGTTTTATGCCAGAACGATATTATCGTTTACAATTCAAAATCAAAGATGGATTTACGGAACAGTATATAGACGACGATGTATATTTTAAAGTAGTTAGATAATGTTAAGACCAATACGATTAAACCCTAGATTACGAGACCCATTGCAATTACAACAGGTAGCAAAATACCAAGGTAATCTAACTGTTACATCTAATGACTCAAATATTATTCTTCGAGATGACGCCGGAAATGTACAATTGCAAGAAGAGTCGACGACAAATACGTTACTTATAATTGAACCAGTTGCAACGCGTATAACACTCAATTCAGTTTTAAAAGTTTTAGATACACAATTTCAATATTTTAAATTTCCTGCTACGGTACGAATTATCGATGATACAGAAGTTGATGTTGATTTAACAATACCTGAATTAGATGACATTCCGGAGCAAGATTTTATATATGCACGATACAAACCTTCAGAAGATTTTAGAATATCTGATGTAGCATTTTCTGGTATTTTAATGGATGATGTAGTAGAAGGGCAACCTCAAAAAAATCCGAATACTTACTTTATTACAAAAGAAATTAAAAATTCAGGTAAAGATTTAAGATTCTTTATAAAATTACAACATAAATATCAGTCTGATACTTCCGGTTATGGATCAGCTTATTTTTCAATCGTATTAAATTCTCCTGACAGGGGCTTAATTAGAGAATGGAAAGGTCCATATGCAAACCAATCTGCAGGAAGTTCAATTTGGGGTTCTATTGAACAATATGAAATTCAAACTCTACAGTTTGAAATAATAATACGAAATGAAGAATTTGAAATTGGAGAATCAATTGGAATTGGAGCAAAAGCCGGGAAAGATCAGGCTACGGATTCGTCATATCATTTTGTAATTGCAGACCAATCATATTGGGTAATTACCGATGCTAGTAAAAATGTAGACGAATGGAATCAAGAAAATAGCTAATGTTAACACAATACAAAAATATCGAACAAATTCAAATAGCATCTGGATCTATATCTGCAGAACGTTTATCTCGTAGTAAAACAGAATTTGCAAGTTTTGATGCAGAAGAAGCAATTTATTTTAATACTGAAATAAATAAACAAACGGAAGATCAACGTGTTGAAATGCATGTATATGCTGGAGATACTTGGATTACAGGTAATCATCGAATTCAACTTGAAACAAAAATACCACAATATCGTAATAAACAAACAAATGCAATAATTCAATTTCCAGTTCAACCATTAGCTGTTGATTTATATGCAGAATTTGAACGATTAAAATTAACTGCAGGCACATTTCGTATTGCCGTTAATTTTTTTAAAAATTTAATTGGTAGTTATGATTTACAACATTTACGAATTGATGAAATTTCTCCAGATCGAACAGAAATTAGACTTCGAGCAATTGATGCTGATGATCCTCGATTTTTAACACAAATTACGTCATATGTTCAAAACGTTAAGCAAACAACAGACAGGTTTTATAAAAATTATCTATTAAATTTTAGCAGAAATAACTGTGTATTATTTGTTAATAGCGTTGTTATTGGAGAATATTTATATGTTAAATTAGCAGAACCATTATCTGCTGATATTGATGTAAATTTTAAATGTTGGGTTGTAGAAGAACAAAAAGATGCGTATATTGATCGGGTTTCAATTGTTCCTATAACGACTCAACGACAATTTAATCAATTAGCTAATCCAAATTGGGAAGCTAATTCGACAATTAATATTTCATCAGAAACAGGTTTCAAAACTTGGACTGAATTATTAGGTTCGTCTACACAGACGTCTCAACAAATTGTAGATAATTATTTTTCTGGTAGTCTATCTGGAATGCAATTAAATATCAATTATTCCGATTTTAATAATTTTATATTTTATAGTTCTGCTGCAGAACGTTTAATTAATTATAAATATAAATTACAACTTTTAGAATATTATACATCTCAAAGTTTAATAGTATCTCAAATCTCCGGATCGGTTGCTACAACTAATGCATTAGATTATAACAATCTAAAAACTACGTTAGTAAGTGGTTTTGATGGTTTTGAAAAATATTTATATTATGAATCACAATCTGTTTTATATACACATCCTATTCCTAATCAATCTGCAAATGTTAATTCTTTAACCGGCAGTTATGTTACGCCGAGTCCTAAATCTACATCAACATATCCATATACATTATATCCAATTTCTAGTAGTCAATTTACATCTTGGTATAATAATTTATTTTATTCAGCTTCATTGTATGATTCTTTAAATTTCAATTCTTTAATTAAAGCTGTTCCAGAATATATTAGATTAGATGAGGCGAATAATGGTTTAATAACATTTGTTAATATGTTAGGACATCATTATGACATAGTTTATAGTTATGTTAATCATATGTCAAGAATTCATTCACGTGAAGAAAATCCAAAATTAGGAATGCCAAATGAATTACTTTATTCTGTAGCAAAACAGTTTGGATGGAATTTAATAGATGGTAATCAGCAAGAAGAGTTATGGTCTTATGTTTTAGGAACTAATGAAGCAGGTGCACCACAAACTGGTTCTAATTCCGTTAATGGTACATCAATGTCGGCAAAGGATCGTACATATACCATATGGCGTAGAATTGTAAATAATTTGCCATTACTTTTAAAATCTAAAGGTACTAAACGCAGTGTTCAAGCCTTGTTATCATGTTATGGAATTCCGCAATCAATGATATCAATTAATGAGTATGGCGGACCTAGATTAGAAAGAGCACCGGTATATGAAAAATTGAATTTTGATTATGCATTAGATTTAAGTGCAAGTG